CCTGCTGTCAGTGGTGGGCATGCCAAGGGCATTGAGCATTTAGAAGATTATGTGTTCCGTAACGGCAGTGCAGGAATTACAAAAGCATTGGCAATTGCTGAACATGCAATACAGGAACTAAAATCTACAAGTGCAAAATGGGACGGAATCCCTGCCATTGTTTGGGGTCGGGATCCTGACGGTGCATTTGTGTTAACCGATGTTTCTGGATTTACAGCCAAAGGATATGAGGGGTTGGCACGTAGCCCCAGACAGATTAGCGACATAATGGTCAAGCGTGATACTGATGCTGCTGCCAAAGGCGATAAAGCAGATCGCGTTGAAAAATTGTTGCCAATATATACCACATTGTGGCCATTACTATCTGCCGCAACACCGGAAAAATTCCGTGGCTATGTACAAGGTGATTTGCTGTATATGACGAAGCCGCCATTGGAAGCCGGAGCATATGTATTCAAACCCAATACTGTAGAATATCGCATTCCGGCGTCAAGTGATGTTGGAAAGCAAATCGCACCTAGTAACATAGGTATAGCGATACACACACGATATGCCGAACCGGGCGCCCCAAAAGAACCAGTTGGTAATATTAAGTTTAATCCAGTGCCAGGCCTGCTGTTATTGCCACCAGTATTTCCGAAAGAAAATATTGCAGCAGACAACAAGTTGATTAAAAGTATCAAAGCATTGAACCGTCAACATGGTGCTGACATAGATCAATTATTTAATCCAGCAGATTTACGTACTTGGGGCATAACAAACTTTCCAGTAATGTGTGTAGACTATATTAATAGTCTGGTTAAAAATCCAAATGTCAGCAGCTTCGATATCAATGCGTTATTACCAAATTTTGGTGAATATCTGGAAACTAAATTTCCACCAAAAATAATTAACTATATTGTAAAAAATGGAGATACCGCTATAAGCATTGCTACAAAGTATGGTATTGATCCAGACTCTTTACCCGATGAACTTGTCCCAGGAGAAAAAATTACCATTACTGCTCCGGCATCTAAGTTCCGTCACATTGTGGAATACTTACAAAGCCCACGAAGTAACACAGATGCATTGGCCGCTGCATTTACAGCATTTGTACAGTTACATGCATTGAATGAAACCATGCGAAAACAATGGGATCTCCAACATCCGGGTCAAGAAGGATGGGTAATGGCTACTCCACATGGATATGGTAAGTCTGTGGATAGATTTGGATTTAGCCGTGCCAATGCTGCCCGTAATAATCCACCCCGGGCATGAACCTATACCAAGAAATAGCCGAAGGTCGTATGCTACGCACATTGGCAAATGTGCATGGATTAAGCACGACTGATCTCGCCGAACGGGTATTTGAACACATGTTAGGCCTGCAGTTATTGGTGCAGGAGCATCCTACAGCAGCCAGGAAATATGCAGAGCAAATCGTGCAGGCACAAACATTTAATGGATTTCGTGCTAATCAAACAGATCTTTACAACTTCCTGGTATTGTTAATGCGTCCGGAGCAGTATGAGCGGCATGTAAAAAAGAATCTATCAATTGTTATGCCGGAGTTTATCATACGGCGTAATATCCGTGCCATTGCAGCAGGTAAATTTGACCTGCAAGATTTTAACCGTATGATGCTGTTATTGCAACGTCGTTTCCCCAATCTTACAGCCCGTCAGATCAATTTACGTAGAGAGATATCTAACTATGCGACTCTTAGCAAAAATTCTCGACAAAATATCATTAGCCAGTTATTGTTTGCCATGCAAGAACGCCGGCATTGGATCAACAGTGACTTATATGTATTGCTGCATGAACTTAAATAAATCCCGGCTGTAGACTGATTTTTTCCATTTGGGCTAAATAAGTGTAGGGCAAACACGCTCACACACTATAAGGAGTATCAAAAATGGCATCAGTTACACGGGTATCAGGTACAACACAACCGGTATTTAACCTAGACGTTCAAAATGGTTCAATATCCGGTACAGCAAACGTTGCAGGCAACGTTGCAGTTCAAATGCAAGGTCCAAAACTTGACTTTTTCTCATTGAAAGCAAACGGAGCATTGACAAGTGCTGGTAACGTCAATGGTTATCTCAACAACGTTCTGCAAGCAATCCAGCAGATCGGCACAATCGCAATGTATCAAGCCAATCCAGCTGCTGGTAACATCAGCTTGGCAATCTACCCAACCGGCGCGTATACAACAGCAACCTTAGTTGCTGCTGCACAAACCGCAAATTCCACAGGTGGATTAGACATTGGCATTCCAACTGCCAACGTTTCAAACGTGGCAACATTCAGCTGCACACAAACTTAATTAACTGAGTAACGAGTTAATCTTAAAGCCCCGGATTAAAACACCGGGGCTTTTTGTTGACTGGATTTTACAAGCATAAGTATTCATGCTCGTGTAGTAATCTTGTCCTGCATAGGGCGGGGCTTGATAACACACACATCACACAGGAGAATAACATGAGCAAAACACCTTACGAGATCCGTCTTGAACTTCTTAACCTGGCCAGAGACATACTCCAATCGCCAATTTACGAAAAACGTAACAAACTAACCGACGAATATCATTCCAAGCTGACTGATGCTAATCGTGATATCCTAACGTTTCCCACCATGCCCGATTTTCCGTCTACTACGGATATCATCGCTGAAGCGGAAGCACTAAAGAAATTTGTAGACGCTGCGTAAAATAAAAGCCCCGGATTAAAACACCGGGGCTTTTTGTTGGCGTAAATATGCTTGATGAGTTCAATATACGAAAGTCCCGACGGTGGCAAAACAGTGTTTGTGCGCGAAGGCAATATCAATGTACCGTTGGATATGTTTATCCAACGTCGTGACCAAATGCGCAAACAACAATGCTGGAGTAACATACACTCAGCTGCCAAGACCGACGCGGTATTGCAAGATCTCCTGGACCGTGCGGAAGTATATTACAAATTGAAATACAGTCATGCAAAGGATTAGTTGCCATTGCACGTTTGAGCTGGCGGTAACAGGGGTCACAGGAAACTATCGTGCTGCACGATTGCCATTTACTGATCTGACCGGAACCGTGATCAATACCGAATCAGCCTGGCATCACAGTCGTAATAGACAAAGAAACTGGGAAACCCTCACACAGCTAATCGCCATGCGTACACAGTTGTTTGACATACATGAGCCACAGTTCCTGCCTGACTCAGAGCAATGGTTCTTTGAATTTGCGATCGAAGGTACAGATATATTCCGAATTGAAACTGACGATCTTGCCTTGCTCAAAGCCGATTGTGAGAATGTGCCTATGCTGTTAGGCTTAGATAAAAATCAAGTCAGTATAGGGGCATTACTATCAAGTGGTCCAAAACAGAACATCTGGTTTGTTACAATTAACGATAAATAACATAATGACATCTATGCATCGCATAGATCCTAATAGGCCTATTTAAATCGCAATCTCTCAGAACCCTGTGTTTCCCGTGATATGCTATAAACTACTATTAGGAAAAACATTAAATGGCAACAGCAAACGAACGAATCGGCGTACTTGAAACCAGAGTTGATAATCTTGATACCAAACTTGACGATATTAAAGCTGACGTCAAAGAGGTGCATGATTGTCTGCATCGCACAGGTGAAGAACTTAAAGAACACTTAGACAAAGCCTGCTCAACAGCAACACAACAACACAACGAACTGGCCGGTAAAATTTCTGAATTAGAAAAATTTAAGAATAAATGGACATACATGGTCTTGGGTGGTATAGCAGTATTTGGATGGGTATCTGGTCACATGAATGCGATAGCAAATTTATTAAAATGAACAAATACTCTAAATTCCGCGGCATAGTGCAAGACGAAATACACAGCAATATAAATCTGATCATTCGTGGCAAAAATAACGAATATCATGTATTCGATCGTTATCATATCGTGCCATCTGGCGCAGCATATAGAGTGTTTAGCTATGCAACAGAGATTGGGATCTTTCACAGCACACGAGCAGCACTATCATGGTGTATAGCCAATAAATATCAAAAGTATAGTCTAGCTGATCAATTGCTGGATGCCGATAACCGCTTGTATGCACTTAAAAACGACATCGCAGTGCGTGTTGCCATCGCAGAACGCAGTAATAAGAGCGAGTTTCGAGAAGAATTAAGTTATAAGATAGAAAGCAAGATATTACGAAAAGCACAGCTGGAAAATACTCTTGCGAAATGTATAAATTTGACTAAATATCAACATAGAGGATTACAACAATGAAACTAACAGAACTGGCTGCACCAAACTTAACCAAACAATTAACGCAGGTATTTGAAAGTTATTTTGGCAAACGAGTACCATTTGCCACGGTAACTTCTGTGCAAGCTCGCAGCATGTTACAGCGGGTACGCGGATTGTTACGCGAGCATCGTGCTCAACCAGCATTTCATGTTAGTGAGCGCAATCCAGCATATCTCAAATTGATCATGCTGGAGCAAGGATTAACCAGCAAACTACGTGAGGCAATTGGTCCGGTGGCACCCGCAGCACCCGTGGCAGGAGCATCAGCCAAACCAGCTAAACCAATAGATCCAAATTTGTTAAAAACGGCCCAAGCCAAGTTAGCTGCCAGACAAACGCTAACTCCAGTTGAGCAATCGGCTATAAATGATTCTGCTGTTATTGCCAAAGAAAGTCGTCGTCGTGCTTTATATAATATCTTACGTGAAAGCGAAATCCAGCAAGCACAAGTAGTATTAGCATCGCAAGACATGGTGGATCGTGTGCAGAAAATGTTAGAAGATGTTAGTTCAATGCAATTTAAGGATCTTCCAGCACTGGTAGATCAAATCAAAAATGAAGTTGGAGTTGATCAAAGTGCGCAATTCAACAATGATGCCACAGCAGCATTGTCGGGCTTGATGCAAAATCTACAAGGTAGCAAACAGCAACTTGAAGCAGCATTGGGAGTTGTCACAGGGCAAGCTTCAACCATGCCTGGTGCACCGGATCAGTTGGGTGCCGATGCAGGAATGATGCCACCGGATGATACAATGGCAATGCCGGATGACACATTATCACCACCTGATGAAACAGATATGATGCCGGATGAGGTTGCTCCACCAGCTGCTCTTGGCCGTGCGCGTAGATAATGTTAATAATGGAAGTGGCCGGAACCGATACTAACGCTCAAAAAGTATTTGTATTGAGTAAGTTATTAATGGGTCAGAATTCGGACACTGGTGCTAAAAATCAAATGACATTGCCAGCATTTCTTGACGCTGCTCGAGATGCAGGTGCATCAATTAGTGCAGAACAATTGGGCGAACTAATAAGTGACCCCAATGGAAGTTTAAAAGAAGTACTAGAACCACTGCAACCCAATGAGGGTGTGGTAAGATTCAAAGGCAACACGCCAATTGCAACAGGTATGAGTGTGAATCAAGCACGTGATACTGTGGATCGTAATGCCAAAGCAGCACTAAAACGTCGCGCATAAATATATACAACTAAGGAAAATACAATGAAACAAATTACATTAAATTGGGTTTTGGCACATGAACCATATCATGTGTTTATTAAAGCAGCGAAGCAATTTGCCGAAGAAGTCCTGGTAGAAACAAAGGGCGAATACAAAATCAATGTGATTGATTTAACTGAATGGAATGCATCATACGCCGGCAATGACACACGACTCACTACTTGTCATGTTGGTCGTGAAGCAATCATTGACCTTGTTGATGATGGTACTATTAATATGGCAACATTATATGCCAGTACATTAGGCCGCATTGACAAGGATATGTATGCACTAAGCTTACCATTTTTATTCCATGATCATGAATCTGCCCAGAAAACATTAGATGGTGAAGTTGGCCAACATTTGTTAGCTAAGGTAGCTGATCATAGCAATGTACGTGGTCTTGCATTTACATATTCGGGTGGGTTTAGAATTGTTCCAAGCAAGAATGCAATAGAAACATTAGAAGATTTTTATAATATGAATATTGGCTGTGGTAAAAATCCAGTTGTTGTTGATACATTTAAAGCTGTTGGTGCTAAACCAGTTCCTATGTTCATAGAAGATCTTAAAGAAAAACTTGCTAATAAAGAAGTTGAGGGGGGCGAAACCACTTATACACGTTTCTTTATCCTTGGTCATGATGAACAAACTAATTATATCAATGATAATGAGCATAGTTTATTCCTTACAAGTTTGGTTATTAACAAACAGATATGGCAATCGCTAAGTGAATCAGTACAACGAATCTTTTCAGCAGCAGCTCTTCGTGCAGCAAAAGTCGAACGCATTGACAGTTTAAATGATAATATTGTAGTACAAGCTAAAGCAGCGGCACAAGGCATTCCTACTATTAGAATGAGTGCTGCAGAAAAAAGCAAATTTGAATCTGCCACAGCTGGTATCTACAGTAAATATCAAAACTATTTTAGTCCAGGGTTAGTTACATCATTGATCAGTAGTTCAAAACATTGAAGAAAATATTTAGTGAGCCGATTCACTCACTAAATATTTGCATGACAAAATCACTAACTGAGTATGACTCTTTATGGGAATGGACTAAGCAGCAAAGCACTTACCATTTCAATAATAAACAAGAAGACCGGCCGGGTGAAGCCTTTAAGGTAATCGGTAGATTTGACAATACATGGGCAGAGTATATTGATCAAATCAAAGCCGATTCAAATCCAACTAATTGGGAAACAATAACTTACGCCGGCGGCGGAAATCAATATCCAATTGGTTACGATAAGCGTGCCGCAGACCTTGCAAAAGGTGGCGGGGATATTAAGAAAATTGAAGTGACAGATATCACAGATGATTTTACCAAATATCCCAAACTACAAAAAATCATCGATTATTTCTGTTTAGACAGAACACAAGCCCGTATCCATGTACAATATACCGGGCAAATGTTTACCATGCATCTTGATCCAATACATAGGCTATTTGCCGGACCAGATGCTAAACCAGGTGATAAATTTGACTACGATCCAAAAGATATAGTACGTATTACGGTTATGTTAGAAGATTGGCAACCGGGACAATTTTATCAATATGGAAATTCAGTCTATCAAAAATGGGCTGCTGGTGATATTCACATGCATGATTGGGTAAACATTCCACATGCTACCGCAAACGCCAGCGAACATTCACGTTGCACATTACAGATCACAGGCTTGCGAACAGCAAGAACTAATGCTATAATAGGAACGTATAACTTTTTACCACACACATTATAAAGGATATCATGTTTAAGAAAATATTATTTGGAGTACTATTGAGCGCAATGATTTCATCTGCGGCAGCAGCTGAAAAGATTACATTGACATTTGGATTTAGCCCAGCTGCCAGTGTTGCCAATATCTATCGATTACTAATTAAACAAATAAATGCAACACAGGACAAATACGAAATTGTATTTGATGCCCGGCCAGGTAATGGTGGAGCAATTGCTGTTAATTATACAGCTCAAAATCCACAGAGCACGATCTATGGTGGTACCAGCAGCTATTTCATCCGTCCAAACTTTTATAAAGACACTGGATATAATGCTGAAAATTTTAAACCAGTATTTGTACAAACATTAGGCGCACCATTGGTATTAATGAGTAAGAAAAATAAAACAATTGATGACTTGAAGAAATCAAAAGATTTTACTGTATCTATTAGCGGATGGGGCAGCAGCAGTCATCTAATGGCAAGTGCATTGCAGGATGTGTTTCCTGCAGTTCGTATTATTAACTATACAAATCTAACTGATGCTAACAAAGATATATTGGGAGGGCACATTGATGCAGGGTGGAATTTCCTGTCAGACGTTGATGGTATATTGGATAGCGGTGAAACCTATGCACTTGGCTTAACTGGTACACGAAATGTTAAAACATTTAAAACATTTGCATCCCAGGCTGTACCCGGACTTGACAGGCTGTCATCAAATTCTGTTATTGTTGCTGCAAAAGAAATGCCAGACGTCAAGGTTAAAGAACTACATGAATTATTTAAACAAGCAAATAAAATCCCTGCAGTAATTGAATCATATGCACGTGAATTTTCTAATCCAGCTAATATGACGCAAGAACAAGAGACAAAATGGTATGCTGACCAAGTTAAATTCTGGGCAGCACAATCAGCAAAGGCAAAAGTACCAGATAGTAAATGATTAAAAAGCTAGGCTACTATACATGTGCTGGGATGGAGTTTGAATCAAAAATTCAAGCCATGATACATGCCGCAACAGTTAAAAAAGAGATAGTTTGGCATTTTAATGACGACGTATTTGATAAACACAATTGGTCTGATGAACCTGAATCAGAATTAGACCAATTGTATAATCAACGTGCAAGACAAATACGTGAAGAATATGATTATGTCATATTAAGTTTTAGCGGTGGTGCAGATAGCTTTAATGTGCTTGAGAGTTTCCTAAGGCAAGGACTGCTAATAGACGAAATCATCACTAATTGGTCATTGGATATAAGTGAAAAATTTTTAGTTTATGACAAAGCCGAACGATCGCCCTGGAACAACAATGCAGAATTCAAGCTTAACACAGTAGACAAGCTAGAATACATCCGTAATGCGTCACCAAGAACAAAGATAACAATACTAGACACTTCTAAAACTCTAATAGATGGATTGTTAACAGCCGATGATGCAAGTTGGACACAATCAAAAAAAGAAGTACTTAATGCAAATGGTGCTAATACGTTTAACTATATCTATTTTGATGATATACGCAAACGATTTGATAAATTTCAAAAAATAGCATTATTATTTGGTTGCGATAAACCTAATTGTAATATAATCGACAACAAACTATATCTGCAATTTCGTGACAAGATTGCTAATATTGTATCGGTACAAGATCATATTGCAGAATATCCCAATGCCACACCATTATTTTTCTATTGGGATCCCGATAGCGTGGATATACTATGCAAACAAGCTCATACTATTCTCAAGTGGATTAATACAAATCAGCAGTATAAAAAAGCTTGGGAAATAAATGATCCTGTTGTGTCAAGACGTATTCGAGAAGAATTACTTAAAACAATTATATATACAACATGGAATACTTCTTGGTTTCAGGTCAGTAAGGCTCTTAAAGAATGGGATAGTGAATTCGACTATTGGTTTAGCAAGGGATGGGCAGGTACACGAGAACACGATATATGGGCCGCCGGATTAAAGCATATCGTGAGTATAATACCCGAATTTCTTACATTTGAAAGCAATGGCAAGTTACTTGGGCTTAGAGCCTATACAGGTAAACTACATTTTATTGGAAATATTCAATAAATACAGCATAACGAAAAGGATAACAAAATGGAAACTCTATTCTGGTTAGCAATTGGTGCATTCGTAGGTTGGAACTTCCCACAACCATCCTGGGCAGTAAGTATCCAAGTCAAATTAGTTGACTTCTTTAGGAAAAAGTAGTATACTCTTATTGTAAGACAATAATGAAGCTGGTATATATTCATGGAGCCAGTGCCACCGGTGACAGTTTCAATTACATACGAGATCAATTAAATCACACAGATGATTTGGTAATCGAATATGACAGTGCTAATGGGTTTGAGCATAATCTTAAAGAAATGCAACAACAGTTACGTGGGCTAGATGATATATATTTCATAACACATAGTCTCGGTGGAATATATGCAGTACATCTAGCCCATGCAATTGAGAATAAGGTGCGTGGTGCGATTACCATAAGCACACCGTATGGTGGTGCCGAGATTGCCGATTTTGCACAATACTTTTTGCCTTTTAATCGTCTTATGCAAGACATTGGCCCAGGCAGTTGGCCAATACGTGCTTCGAACGAAATAAAGATACAGCACCCATGGACCAACATAGTAACCACACGTGGATCAAGTCCGTGGATAGTTGGAGCAAATGACGGGGTGGTCACAATAAATAGTATGCAGTATCGATCTGACATGCACTTGATCAAGTTACATACAAATCATTACGAAGTTATTATGAATCCGGCAGTGGTAGATATTATACGTGATAAAATAAAAGGATAATATGTCATACAGTAAAGCCCTATTGGACCATTATGAAAATCCCCGGAATGTGGGATCATTCCCCAAGGACGATACCTCAGTGGGAGTTGGACTGGTGGGAGCCCCGTCTTGCGGTGATGTTTTAAAATTAAGTATCAAAGTAGAAGATAATATCATTGTTGATGCCAAGTTTAAAACGTATGGATGTGGATCAGCGATTGCAAGTTCATCGTTGGTGACAGAATGGATCAAAGGTAAAACATTGGATCAAGCCTATGCGATAAACAATTCAGCTATTGCAAACGAATTAGCACTTCCGCCCGTGAAAATACATTGTTCTATTCTTGCCGAAGATAGCATAAAGGCAGCTATTGCTGACTATAAAAATAAAGTAAAAACAGCATGATCACCATAACTGAAATTGCTGCAACCAAAATAAAAAATCAATTAGAACGACGTGGTCGAGGTCTTGGAATCAAAGTTGGAGTTAAAACTACCGGTTGCTCAGGGCTTGCTTATGTGTTAGAATATGTAGATACTCCAACCACAGACGATGAATGTTTTGAATCACAAGGCTGTAACATATTTGTTGATCCCAAGAGTTTGGTGTATATCGATGGCATGACAGTGGATTACACACGCAAAGGACTCAATGAAGGGTTCGATTTTATCAACACTCTCGAAAAAGACCGCTGCGGTTGCGGTGAATCATTTAGGATATAATGTTTAACGAACGATTTAACTATCAAGCACTATCAAGACAAACAGTAAATGGCAGTCGTATGTATTCTACACCCGGTGGCAATTTGCCCAGTGTAACTACAATTCTAAGTCGAACAGAATCAGAAGAAAAACGTCAAGGTCTTGCCAAATGGCGTGCCACTGTGGGAGTAAAAAAAGCACAGGAAATTACCACAGAAGCAGCCAATCGCGGCACCAGGATGCACAGCTATTTGGAAGACTATATCAAAACTGGTGAGCTTAAACAACGTGGCACAAACCCATTTAGTTGGCCTAGCCATGCCATGGCGCAGTTGGTAATTGAACGGGGATTGTGCAACGTCAATGAATTCTGGGGAGTGGAAGTACCACTGTATTATCCGGAAGTATATGCAGGAACGACAGATGGTGCTGGCTTGCATTTAAATTCTGAAAGCATACTTGATTACAAACAAACTAATCGTCCCAAGAAACGTGAATGGATTGATGATTATTTCATACAATTAGCTGCGTATGCAGAAGCACATAATGCCCTGCATGGGACTACAATTAGTAAAGGTGTGATTCTAATGTGCGTTAAACCCACGGTAGATGCAGCTGGAAACTTTACCACACAGCCAATATATCAAGAATTTATAGTTGAAGGTGCTGAGTTTGAAAAGTATCGGGTCAAATGGTGGGAGAAGGTGGAACAGTATTATATGCTAAATACTTGACCAAACGCAAGGACAATAAACATGGCAATTGTATCAATATCTAGGATTACTCAGCGCAAAGGAACTGCAGAAAATCTTCCACAGCTCAGCGGTGCTGAATTGGGCTGGAGTATAGATACACGCCAGCTATACATTGGAAATGGTACGCTGGAGGAAGGTGCCCCTGTAGTAGGTAATACTGAAATACTCACTGAGTTTTCAGATATACTGGGATTTAATACTGCCTACACGTATGAAGGTGCTGCTGCCGGATACACTGTGCAGACCGGACCAACTACAGGAAATCCCATAGTACAAAGTTTGCAAACATGGTTAGATCAATTTGCCAGTGTCAAGGACTTTGGAGCAGTAGGTGATGGTATCACAGATGACACAGATGCTATAAATCGCGCATTATATCAGTTATATTGCAGAGAAGTAAATCCGGAAATTCGCCGTTCGTTATTTTTCCCAGCAGGTGTATATCTTGTTAGCCAAAGTATAGTAATTCCCACTTGGGCGACCCTGTATGGGGAGGGAGTTAGTAACAGCCGGATACAGCTTAATTCGGGCGATGATAGTGCATTAAGAGCATACGTTGCCCGTACTGGTGATAGTAAACAACAGACCGGCGCTAATATTGGTTCTAATTCAGCAACACCACCACAGAGTATCACTATCTCTAACATGGCATTCGAATCATTAGATCCAGATGCTGATATATTTCTTGTTGAAGATGCGGTCGACTGTAGTTTTCAAAATGTAACATTTCGTGGACCATTGCTTCAAGCTGATCTTACCACAACAGTAAAAGACACAGCCGGCGTGAGATTTGCCAGCACTGCCAGTTTAGTAACAAGTCAGATTGTATTTGATCGCTGCGAATTTTCCGGTACAGTGTATGGTGCTAATACTGACGCACAAGTAAAAGGCATAACCATAAGTAGTTCTAATTTTGATACCCTATATCAAGGAGTGGTGCTTGGTGCAGGCACGCCAGTGTTAGGCGGCCCAACTGGATTTAAAATATTGAGTAGTACGTTCGATAACATATACGCACAAGGTGTGTATATTGGCGCAGTAAGTCTTAATAGCACTGGATACAATATTTTTTATGATGTTGGTAATCATTTTAATGGTACAACAAATCCAGCTACCACAATAATTGAAATTACTGCCAGCAATAATATATGCTTGGGAGATATGTTTCAACGTGGGGATGCGTATACAGCAACGTATCGTAGGATTAATCTCAATAACACTGCCAGTATAGCCAGTCAAAATGGAGTAACGTGGGCACTTGGTACCTATGTGCGCAGCAGTGGATTACGTGCAACTTTAGTAAACAATACGGCAGTTGCAGCTACCGTCGTTACCTTGAATGCAGCACTCGTTGGCCAGGCATTTAAAATGGATTATACCATAATTCGAGATGTTAATGTGCAAACAGGTACTCTCACAGTGGTGGGCGGTACAGACAATGCAGGCACTAATTTAAACTCTAATAATACTAGCGTTCAAAACGTTAGCCCAGGAGTAACGTTTAGTGTGACAGAAACTGCCGGGGTTATCTTTGTCAAATACACCACCACCAATACCGGCTTTGACGGCATCCTTTCGTATTCTATTACACGATTGGTATAACATGTGGCCGGCGAGATTTGAAGACCGGCTGGCTGCTTGGCACAACTTGCGTGAATCTCTTTCAACACAACCAATAGAAATAGCACTTGCTGCTGTAAACACATGGTGGGCAGCAGCACCTTGGACCGCATATCATTTGCACTGGGATGAATATGAGACCTGGCCCAATCCTTGGCAACTTCTGGATGATAATCTCTATTGTGATGTTGCAAAATGTCTTGGAATATGCTATACTTTAACACTGGCAGAGCATCCAGATATACAGGATTTTCAAATGGTATTGACCGAACAAGACCATAGCATAGTGATAGCATGCAGCAACAAATACATTCTAAATTGGGAAACAGAATTGTTGTTAAATACTGATTCAAATTCCATATATAAAAAAATAATTACAGAAAAAGATATAAAACAAAAATATTAAGGTGAGAAGTAAATGACCGCAATCACAGTATTAAAACGAGATGGCAAGAAAGAACTATTGTCGTTGGAAAAATGGCAAACGCAAATTGCTAAAGTGTGCAAAGGTACGGCTGATGTCAGTCAGAGCATGGTGGAAATTAAAGCACAATTGCATTTCTATGATGGCATTACCACCAAAGAAATTGACGGCATAACATTACGTGCAATTGTTGATCTGATCGATGTTGAATCTAATCCGGATGTTGGACATACAAATTATCAATATGTAGCTGGTAGGCAACGACTAAGCATGTTACGCAAAGATGTATATGGCAGTTATGAACCTCCTCATCTGTATGACATCGTGAAGAAGAATGTGGCAACTGGATTATATACCGCCGAACTATTAACATGGTATAACAAAGAAGAATGGGATAAGATGAATGATCTCATCGACCATGACAAGGATGAACAATATAGCTATGCTGCGATTGAACAACTGATTGAAAAGTACCTGGTTCGCAATCGTGCCACAAAGGAAATTTACGAAACTCCTCAAGTACGGTATATGATTGCAGCCGCCACTGTGTTCCACAACGAAGAACCCAACAACGCGAAGATGCGTTACATAAAGGATTATTACCATGCGGCTTCTGACGGTTTATTTACTCTCGCTACTCCTGTTCTTGCTGGGCTTGGGACACCTACTAAACAGTTCAGTAGTTGTGTACTCATTCGCAGTGATGATGATCTTGACAGCATTTTTGCTAGTGGCGAGATGATGGCAAAGTATGCCAGCAAACGTGCTGGTATTGGTTTAGAGATTGGTAGACTGAGACCACTCGGAAGTCCTATCAGAGGTGGAGAGATCATGCACACCGGTATGATACCATTCCTTAAAAAATGGTTTGGTGATCTACGTTCCTGCAGTCAAGGTGGGATTCGCAATGCCAGCGCCACAGTATTCTATCCCATATGGCATCATCAATTCGATGACCTTATTGTATTAAAGAACAATCAAGGCACAGACGAAACTCGTGTGCGGCACATGGACTATGGTGTTGTGCTGTCTGCATTCTTTTGGAGACGTTTTAAGAACAAAGAAAATATAACATTTTTCGATCCAAATGAAATACCGGAACTGTACGAAGCATTTTATAAAAATACTGCCGCATTTGAAAAACTTTATGTAGAATGTGAGAAGCGTACAGATCTACGCAAGAAAGTAATGAGTGCTGAGGAAGTATTTAAAGGTGGTATTCTTAAAGAGAGAACCGACACCGGTCGTATCTATCTTGTGAACATTGACAACGTGCAAAAGCAAGGTCCATTTGATCCAGACTTTCATACAATATATCAAAGTAATTTATGTGTGGAGATATTGTTGCCCACCAAGCCGTTTAAACGGTTAGATGACGAAACAGGACGTATAGCACTATGCACGTTAGGAAGTATAAATTGGGGAGCATTCCGTAATCCAGAAGATATGCGCCGTGTTTGCCGTGTGCTGCAACGTAGCCTTTGCAATATACTTGACTATCAAGATTTCCTCTCCATACAAAGTAAATTAAGCAATGATGAAATCCAACCACTTGGTATAGGTGTTACAAATCTTGCATATTGGCATGCCAAGCGTGGGTTGAAATATGGCGAAGCCGATGCATTAGCCGAAGTAAAGAGTTGGATGGAACATCAAGCATTCTACTTGACAGAAGCCACTGTGGAAATGGCACAAGAACGTGGCTCATGTTTACATAGCGCACAGACACGGTATGGACAAGGCACATTCCCCTGGGAGTTGCGTGCCAAAGGTGTCGATGAACTAACAAACTTCTCTCCGGAAATGGATTGGGAAACTCTACGTATCAACATGAAGAAACATGGTGTTCGCAATGCCACACTCATGGCCATTGCTCCAGTTGAGTCCAGCTCGGTTGTAATCAACAGCACAAATGGTATTGAGATGCCCATGAGCCTAATCTCAGTTAAAGAAAGCAAAGCTGGAAGTTTAACACAGGTTGTGCCTGAGTATCATAGATTAAAGAACAAGTATCAACTCATGTGGGATCAACCAGATTGTGTGGGATACTTAAAGACCGCATCGGTATTGGCTGCGTATGTTGATCAAAGTATTAGTACAAATACTTTCTATTCGCCAAAGTATTTCCTTGATAGAAAAGTGCCCACAACTCTCATCGCAAAGAATTTAATGCTGGCACATCATTGGGGTCTTAAGACCGTATACTATTCATTGATAGACAAGCAAGGGGCAAAGGCAGCGGCTGAAGAAACACCCACAATGACAATACCCGAAGATGACGAACCTTGTGAGGCATGCACGTTATGAGTCAAGAACAATATAATTTAAAGACTAGAACAGACTATCTAAACCGTAAGATGTTTCTTGATCCTGCTGGACCAGTCACTGTTCAGAGATTTGAAGAATTCCGCTATCCTAAAATTGCAAAATTTGAAGAGATGCAGCGTGGATTTTTCTGGGTACCTGAAGAAATCAGTCTTACTAAAGATGCAGGTGATTTTAAAGATGCAAGTGATACAGTGCGTCACATCTTCACCAGCAATCTATTACGACAAACAGCACTGGATTCTATACAGGGAAGAGCCCCTGTGCAAATATTCAGCCCAGTTGTTTCATTACCAGAATTGGAAGCATTGGTCACAATATGGAGTATGTTTGAAACAAATCTGCATAGCAAAAGCTATAGCCATATCATTCGCAACATCTATAATGTGCCAAAAGATATCTTCAATACAATACATGACACAAATGAAATTATTGAAATGGCATCAACAGTTGGCGAGTATTATGAAGATTTACATATCCTAAACTGCCGTAAAGCAGTTGGTCAACCAGTATCAGAGAAAGAGCATGTCAAATCAATCTGGCTTGCTCTACATGCCAGTTATGCATTAGAAGCATTGCGTTTTATGGTTAGTTTTGCCACCAGTCTTGCCATGGTCGAGAATAGAATCTTCATGGGCAATGGAAATATCATTTCATTAATTCTTCAAGATGAAATATTACATAAAGATTGGACTGCATATATCATCAATCAAGTTGTCAAAGAAGATGCTCGTTTTGCCACTGCGAAATTAGAGTGTGTGGATGAAGTCGCAAAGATATATGCAGATGTGATACGTGAAGAAAAAGCCTGGGCAGAATTTCTATTCTCGAAAGGTCCGGTGATTGGTCTTAATGCAAATATTCTAAAAGACTTTATGGACTTTACCGCTGCGGCCGCCCTGAAAGAGATTGGCCTTAAATATCAATTCCCATCACCAAAAACAACCCCCATTCCGTGGTTTTCAAAACATGTGAATACCAGCAACAAACAAACTGCTCTGCAGGAATCCGAAAGTACCTCCTATGTAATTGGTGTATTGTCTGAAGATCTTGACTATGACAGTTTGCCGACTATATAATAAGGAGATAGATGAAAGCAATAATCTGGACCAAGGACAATTGTGTCTTTTGCAAACAAGCAAAGTCGTTATTAGAATCCCAACATATTGAATACGAAGAACGTCATATCGGCAACGGCCATACACGAGAGCAATTGTTAGAAGCTGTGCCCAATGCACGGACCGTGCCTCAAATCTTCATCGACGAGGTATTAGTCGGTGGATTTACAGAATTGAAACAATACTTAAAGGAAAAACATGTTAATTGAACTGAATGAAATTTACACATTTAAACTCACAAATGGTGATGAGATTGTAGCTAAGATAGTTGATATTGATCTTGACCGTGGATATTATGGCATTACCCGGCCACTTACTGTTATCCCTGGTCAACAAGGTCTGCAATTATTAATGAGTTTGTTTACAGCAGATCCAGACAAAATCATCCGGCTAAATAATATAACATGTGTTATGATATCATGTTGCAGAGCAGAGGTGCGTGATAGCTATGTGGAAGCAACAACTGGAATTAAACCAGTTACGAACAAAATATTAATGGGATAACAGCATGGCCGGAGTTCAACGTCAAGGGGATATAAATTTACTGGGAGGAATAAGCATGGGCGGTGACAGCTCGGTATTAGTCAACGGTCGAGCAATTGCTATTCCAGGTATGCGGGTACTGCCACATTTACCATGTGGGATTCCGTATTGCACACCATGTCAGAAACACTGCTTTGCAACCACTCAAAAAGGAAGTGGTCTTGGTGCCATAGCGTCAGCAGCCGGAAGTTATTTCTTTGGACCAATTGGTACTGCTGCCGGGCTTTCGGAAACAGTCAGCGAAAAAATTGGTGAAGCTGCCGGAAAAGCAGCAGCTGGCTTATTGGGCGGCGGCGCCGGAGTATTAGTAAACGGTAAACCAATCATTGTTGACGGTGATATGGATTCGTGTATTTGCCCTCGAGTTGGCGGCAGTTCAGATGTAAACGTAGGATAACAAATGCCACGACGTGGATCACTTAGTTCAATAAATCTTATTGCCGGGGCAAGCATACTAGGCAATGTTGGCGGCACTGCCATTGCTGCAAACACTACATTAGTAGCTGACATTGCCAGTTACAACAGTCTTGCGGTGGTATCACAATTTGCCAGTGTTATATCGGGTGCTGCCGGTAATATAGCCAATGTGAGTGGTGCAACACTGACTAGTTTAAAGAATTTAGCAGGGGGCATATTTCCTGCTGTGACCAATGCTATTCCTAGTGCATACGTCGCATCACTTGGTAATACACCAACTGGTGGATTTAGTGGTGTGGTATCGGCTCAAGCTAATAATATCATGGGTAATGGTGATCTAGGTATATTCAGTCAGGTACTTACTGCATGTAATGGATTTGTTTCTATTACTAATCAAGCCATACGTACTGCTAAGAATGCTGAAAATGTTGGATACACCAGCCAAGACAATACAATCACTGGTGGCTTCAGTGACGTAAGTCTTGCATTTAGTGCGCTTGGATATGATATGTCTAAATTGGGTATATTGATAGATCTTGGCAATTTAGATAATCTTGGTAATCCTGCCGCATTGCTTCGACAGATTGATAGCGTATCGTTTGGGCTACCAGGATTATCTGCTGCGTTAATTAATTCCGGAGTACCAGAAGAGATTGCACAAGATTTAAGTTCTCCGGAATTTTCCGGCGCATTAGAAAAACTGGCATACCAAGCTATGTTAATGGTAACGGGTAATGACCTTACCCAAATATTAAAATTACTAAAAGTTACCACACCAAATATAAACACTCTGGCAGATCTACTTAATCCATTTAAGCTATTTCCAAACAGTTTCCAGACATTGACTGCTCCAACAAGTAATGGACTAAGAGGAGTTTATATAGATTCCTCGGGAGCAGTCAACAGTAAATTAGCAACTGAATTACCAAGTTCTGTATTAGCGCCATTGCAGGGCAATCCCTTGCAGAGTATTCCGCGGTAAGAATCATGAGCACATACAGTCAACTTAAAAAGATTATTCCATCCGACCAGGCTCTTGCCAACAAGGCAATAGAAGCATCTTTGCAACAAGTTAAAAATATTTTTGATGCGGCATTACCTATACTTTCTATAGCAATATATAATCTTGAAAGTAATAAAGGGTTACCACTTATCAATGCATTGACTGTGGCATTGCCGGCAGATGTTGCTGCATTCTATGCTACGTATGCAAATGGAACAGGTACAGACGGAACACTATTATTAGCAGACGTTATGGGAACTGCTGCAGGATGGGTGCATAATACAGAATTACCAATAGCAACTTCGGTAGTATCAACATTAACTGCCGCTGGTGCATTGACCTCGCTAACAAACTCCACAACAGGTGTTTATACTGTTATGCAAAACACCAATGCTGGATTATATACAACAGACATTAGTCCAGGAGTAATTTCTATCGACATACCATTTGGATTACCAGGCGCAGGTTCATACGACTCGTATGATAATGCATATAATCAAGGATTAATACCGGCTGCCTATAGTCTTATTGCTGCCATAGTAGCTGCCAATACTGCTGTGGTAGCACAATCCACTGTGGCCTTTTCTACCATGGCAGCACAGTTGGTACGAGAGAACACTAATTTAGCACAAGTTCCAATATCATTTTCGCAGGTAACACCGGGAATACCTCCACTGCCGCTAGTGGATAATTTGAAATCCTATGGGCTTGATGGTGCCAAAGGCGGTGCTGCCTACATATTAGAAGCACTAGCAACAATGGCCACACGCGGAGGTCAAGCAGTTGTTAGTACCATGCGTGAAGGTAGAAATCTTGCAAGATTATCCGAAGCAGGCATAGTGACAGACATTTTAGTAAGTGATGTAGGACTCGAACCACCTGCTCCACTCAGCAGTGGCAATTACTCGGTGGATCAAGCCATAGCACAAATTATTATCTAAATATAATTAATCATATTAATAATTGGTTAACTAATAATACCATGCTTCATAAAATATGTGTAGAATATCCACCTGGCGCCGGAGGTGCATTTTTAGCGTCGGTTCTGGGACATTGCACAGAAAATTTGCACTGGGTATCTAAGAAAAGAATGAATTTTCACGATCTTAGCAAAATAGAAAACTGTCATTATACCGAATCAGCTCAAAACGTTATTAGTATAGACTCAACGGATGCTAGATATAATTTTTGGATAAACTATTTTAGAAAACGTGTAGCCTATGAATTATCAAGATATAATTACGAGGGGTGTCGTTGGATTAGGGCTCCATATAAATATGAAACTAGACACAATGACGGATTTTGGGTGTTAAATCAATGTAGATATATTATAAGCTATCGATCATCGCAACCATGGAAAATAAGTTGGACAGAAATGTTGCAGGATCCAGGAGCTGTTTGGCAAGTTATACATGAGTTTCTAGATGCTAATCATCAACATAATTATTGGAAGGTGGATAAATGGATACAGGCTGTAAACGATTATAAACAAACCTTATCTAAAATTAAAATAAACACAAATCATGTAAGTTGGCAGATTTGGGCAACAGCGTTACTACAAGAACAAGATATAACACCATCATTTGATCTAATAGACAATTTTAAAAAACCCCAATTTTTTCAATGGCTTAATGGTTATCAACAAAATCTAGTAGAAACCACGCAAAAATGCATATGGACTCCAGGTTGACTAAAAACCCTGAATCTGCTATAATAGCGGTATAGTAAATGTTTGGAGCAGCCCGTGAAACAAGTAAAAATTGATTATACCGCAAGTATAGTAGAGCTTAAAGAGTTATATCTTACGGCGAAAACTGCATATTACGAAGATGCTGCTCCGTTGTTCTCTGATGTGGAATTTGATAAACTTGAAGACCACCTCAAAGCCAACGTAAAAGAATGGGCCAACATCGTTGGCGCACCTGTTAAGACAGTTAAAGTCCGTGCGCAATTACCTATACCAATGTTCAGCCTGGACAAGGTCAAAATTGATACTGTGGGAAAATGGTTCGCACAACATAAATCAAAAAATGTTGTGCTAATGGACAAGCTGGATGGTGCCAGTGTTCAGTTGGTGTACAAAGCAGGAAAACCAGTTAAGGCCTTTACACGTGGTGATGGTATCGAAGGCGGAGATATCAGTTTCCTTATTCCCAGCATGAATATTCCCAAAGTCACATTTGACCGTATTGATTTCATAGTACGTATGGAAGCATTGTTTTCCAAACAAGCGTTTAAAAAATGGGATACAGAATTTAAATCAGATCGTAATGCTGTTAGTGGCTTGTTGAATAACCAAATTGCACAGCCGGCATTAAAAGATGTAGATTTTGTTGTGTTGCAAGTACTTGATCCAAGCATGAGCATATCGCTTGGACTTGATTGGGCTGCTGCTCAAGGATTTAAGACAGTGTATAGCAATATTTGTAATACAGTTACACTTGATGCAACTGTTATGTCCGATATGCTCGAGGAACGCAAAGCAACTTCACTATATCGCTGTGATGGTATTGTGATTGCCCTCGATGAAGCCAATCCGCTACCTACAGAAGATAACCCAGATTGGGCTGTGGCGTTTAAGAAAAATGATGATGCTGCCGATGCACCAAAAACAAAGATCATCGATATACTTTGGGAAGTGTCATCACATGGTTATATCATTCCCAAAGCCAAAGTTGAACCAGTTGAGTTTGATGGGGCAACTGTGCAATATGTTTCTGTAAAAAATGCACGTTGGATGGAAGCAAACAACATTGGTATCGGTGCAGAGATCGCAATTGTGCGTAGTGGTGATATTATTCCGTGCATCATTGGCGTGATAAAGACTGCTAAGAAAATACAAAAGCCCGATGCTGCTGTAGTAGGTGAGTATAAATGGAATGATGGTGGAACTGATTATATTTTATCCGATCCCGAAGCAAGCCCAGCGTATCAGGTCAAGCGTATCCTACGCACATTCCAAACACTTGACATTGACTTTATGGGCGAAGGCAATGTACAACGATTATATGAAGCAGGGTTTACAACTGCAAACAGCATATTCAAAGCCAGTGTGCGAGATTTAATGAAAGCAGATGGAATCCAACTGCGTGGCGCACAAAAGATTTACGATGCAATCCACAAAGTGATTGATAATGGGATGTCAATGCCCATGTTGATGGATGCAAGTGGTGCCTTCCCGCGTGGTATTGGTACCCGGCGTGCAGAGATGATTGGAGTTGCACATGATTTAGATGTGCTGATGAGCAAGAGCAGTAAAGAGATTATTGAAACCGTGTCCAATGTGCCACAATTTGAAATGAAGACTGCCATAATGTTCGAAAGCGGTGTAAAGGGGTTCAAAGCGTGGATGAAAGAAACGGGTCTTACTGTGGCCGCACCAGTGAAAAAGGTTACGAAAGATTCGACAGGAGCGTTAAAAGATGTTAAAGTAACATTTACTGGCTATCGTGATGAAGATGAAGAAAAGTATGTTGAAGCCAACGGTGGTGAGGTTATATCGTTTGGTTCTAAAACAACTGTGTTGCTGTATAAGGCAGGTGGTAAGAAGTCCAGCAAGCTTGACAAGGCAGCAACAAAAGGCATTGCTGTAATGACGTGGTCGGAATTTAAAAAGATGTACGTGATTTAATTTCTCCAGGAAAGGAAACAACATGTGGAATATACTACTTTTAACAACTATCGCAATAATTGTTTGTGTTGGGCCAACTGGTATTTGTATGTTAATTGACTGTATTCGTAATAGATATAAAAAATAATTGTGTTAAAATATCTCTAAGGAGAAATTTAATCAACATCAAAACAACACAAATACTCGATAAATATAACATGTTCTTAAGTTATCTCATGTTGACAGTCGCGCTGAGTCTGAGCATGATTGCTGCATTTTATTCTATAATGGGCCTGGCAGCTATTTTCGCCGCGGCAGTAATCCCTATTGTGGTTATGGGAAGTATTCTCGAAGTGGCCAAACTCACAGTCACCGTTTGGTTACATGAACATTGGCCACGTTGTAGGATATTGATGAAGATGTATCTCACAACGGCAGTGATGGTGTTGATGTTGATCACCAGTATGGGAATCTTCGGCTTCCTCAGCAAGGCCCACCTTGATCAAGCTGTGCCCGCCGGCGATGTTGCTGCCAAGGTAGCATTGTTTGATGATAAGATAGCCACAGAGAAAAGCAATATCGCCACATCTCGCACAGCATTAAAACAAATGGATGCCGCAGTAGATCAACGCATGGCCAGGAGTGATGATGAAAAAGGCGCCGAACGTGCAGTACAGATACGCCGTAGTCAACAAGCCGAACGGGCCCGTATACAAAAAGATATTGATGCAGCACAAAAAATAATCACCAAACTAAGTGAAGAACGTGCGCCTATTGCCAGCGAATTAAGAAAGGTCGAAGCTGAGGTTGGACCTATCAAATACATTGCGGCGTTTATCTACAATGATAAGCCAGATGAAGGAATGTTAGAAAGAGCTGTGCGTTGGGTTATAGTAACAATTGTTTTTGTATTTGATCCATTGGCTATAATGATGTTATTAGCCGCCACAGAAAGTTTAGGTTGGAAAAAAGCCGAACTTAAATCTGTAGTAATAGATACTCCTGTAGTGCCCGAGACTACTATACCTACTGCTGTTGAACCACATCCGGCTCAACCAACCGAGGTAGAAAAACAGGAGGCTGCACGGTTACAGGACGACTTTTACGACTTTTACGAAAGACCAAAAGTAATAGAAATGCCTAAGTCCGAAGGTATACTATCAGCAATGGTTGAGGATGACAAGGCTGCAATGAACATAGTACCTCCGGAAGAAATACATGGTGTCACCACCAGACCATTTACTGCTGAAGAAATAGCTGTACTAGATAAACCCGTTGATGATGTGGAAGAAGGCACACCTGATGAGAAGGCGGCCGAACGTGCATGGAAAACAGCAAACCCAAACGACACGCTAAAACATCAAAGAGCATTGTTGGAACAAGGAAAAATCCAGCAGTTACCTTGGATCACAATCGATAATAGTAATAAGCAAGGAAGTATGTTGGGATTTGGACTTCAATTTCCTACCGCCCCAACACGTGGATCTATGTATGTAAGAATCGATCGTATGCCCTCTGCATTGTTTAAATTCAACGGACTTGATTGGATCGAAATAGATAAGAATCTCAGCGATGAGTTTTCTTATGATGCAGCGTATGTAGAGCATCTTATCGCCAAGATAGATTCTGGTGAATATGACCCCGAGCTGCTGAACGATGCAGAACGTGCTCAGATAGCACTGCATATTGGCAAAGCATAATTTGACAGCAATTGCTTTTCTGTGTTATAAATACACTGTGGTGCCGATGGTCGGGCCACAGGATATTTTCGCTTACTTAAAGGAGAATTAACATGACGAAAATCACAGCATTAGATCTATCCCCGTTTTATCGTAATTCCATTGGTATTGATCGTTTATTTGACCGTATAGTAAATCAAATTGATCATGCAACAACAGCGCCTGGATACCCACCATATAACATTTTAAAAATCAGCGATGACAATTTTGAAATACAAGTGGCGGTAGCCGGATTTACGCAAGGTGACATTGACGTAAATTTCCATGAAGGTGAATTGGTTATTACCGGAGAAAAGAAAACAGAACCTGGACCAGAAATTGTATTCCAACATCAGGGCATTAGCGCACGGAGATTTGTGCGCAGTTTTAGTTTAGCCGATTATGTTGAAGTCGTTAATGCATCAGTTAAAGATGGTATTCTTACTGTTGGACTAGAACGCCGTGTACCAGATGCAATGAAACCAAAAAGCATTGCAATTACGTATTCAAATTGATGTAATTGTGTAAATACAGCAGAGGGTATTTTGCCCTTTGCTGCAACCACCAAGGAATTGACATGTCACAATCTGATACAACTACAAAAACAAAAATCAATACTTCCATTAAAGAACCACCCCTGTATAAAGTGATTTATATTAATGACAGTATCACCAGCATGGAATTTGTTGTTCAAACTCTAGTTAATTTTTTCGATTATAATTCCCAAACAGCTATAAAGATCACAGAAGATATACATGAAGCTGGATCAGCTGTGGTTGCAATCTGTCCATTTGAAATTGCAGAACAGAAAGGTATTGAAGTTACCATCTGTGCTCGTTCGGAAAACTTTCCTTTGCAGATTAAACTAGAACCGGAAACTGCATAAACATACATGAATATAATTTTTGGTAAAGAGAATATCAAGCAAGATAACAAGTATATTGTTTTAGAACTTGATACTATACGGTTCCAACCAACTAACAAAAAAGTCACAGCATATTGTGTGGTGGAACAGGTTCCTATTCTTGATATGCCCAAGGTAGATAGTATGCGATCATTACATGAGAATCTCCTGATCAATTACAGAAAACGTGATTGGAACTTTTGTGAGCAAGCCTTGGAACATCTTCAAGGATTCTGGGGCACTGAGTTAGACACATATTACAGTGACCTTCGTACCAGAATAGAAACATATCAGAAAAAAGCACCCGAAGGAGAATGGGATGGCTGCATTGAAAAATCTTTGTCTTTTACTTAGTATCGCAATACTCGCAACTGGATGCAGTTTGTTAGCTGTAAGTCATTTTGATAGTAATGAGCAATCGGTGCTGACCACAATAGTTCAAGTAAGCCAAGACAAGCGTGTGTGTACTGATGCTGGTGCTATAACAACCACAGTCAAAGTCCTTAACACACAAGCCGAATGGCTTAAGATATATGGCACCACCATTCCAAACAATGGTCCTATGCAAGTTATGGCACTCCAGCTTTGGCAAGCCACAAACGAATTACAAACAAGATATGCACAAGCATCGCCACCAGGGCGTGTGTATTGTGAACTTAAATTAGATAATGTACATAAACTAGCCGACATCATGCATGGTGTTAGTGCAAGGAGACCGCGATGATGAATATTGAAGATACGCTACGACATTTTACCACACAGGAAAATAAGTTAGGTGAACGTGCTCGTCAAGCAGAGCAATATCATGTTGCAATGAAAGCCGGCGAGTTGTCACGTGACGAATATCAAGAACTTATGAACGATCTTAAAAAATTAGAGATTGCAGAATCAGCAGCAACAGAATTAGATCAGGCGATTGCATTAAATGCAGTGATAGATGCATTGATGAAATTACCTATTTAACCACAGAATAACTGTAAAGCTCGTATGTAGAGCTAAATATGTTATGCTATCATGTAAGATGATAGACTTTAAAAAAGGAAATATAATGAAACAAGTAATTTTAGCAGTACTATTAGCAGTTGGCGCAAGTTTGGCCTATGCTGCAGATCCATCACCAGTAACTGGTAACTTTGGATTAACCACAGATTATAAATTACGTGGTATCAGCCAGTCACAAAATGGCTCGGCAGTACAAGGTGGTGTTAATTATGCTCCAGGCAACGGATTCTATGTCGGTAACTGGAATAGTTCAGTTAGCACATTAGTATACCGCAATGGCAATGGCACCGAAAGTGACATTTATGGTGGTTACAAGACAGAAGTAGTTAAGGGTGTTACACTTGATGTAGGCTCTTACAATTATTTCTTTCAACGTGCCACCAATGGCAACAATCCAAGGTTTGACACAAATGAAATTTACGTTGGTGTAAGCACTGGTCCTGTTGCAGTTAAGTATAGCCGTTCAATTAGTGATTATTTTGGTGCAGTTAACAGCAAAGGTACGCAATACTACCAAGCTGATGTTAGCTATCCAGTGGCAGTAAAGTTAACAGCAGATGCACATATTGGCCGTACCAATGTTGCCAATTCCACCACCGCAGATTACACCGACTACAAACTTGGTGCAACTTATAATCTTACCGGGTGGAAAATTGGTGCACATTATTACACCAATGCTGGGTTAGGTTCGGCAGTTCGTGTTGCTGATACAGTAGATAATCGTCAGCTGTACAAAAATGCAGTTGTTTTATCAGCTGGCAAATCATTCTAATAGATTTATGTTTAAAAATAAAACCTCTTAATTGGGGTTTTATTTTGATCTAAAATTAGTCATGTGACTTACTTAACAATTTCTTTACTTCGGCAAGCCATGCCGGATGACGTCCTTGTTCGCATATTGTTATGGCCTGGGAGATATTTGTTTTATATTCTTGTGTAACTTGTTCAAAGAAATCATCTGAGAAGAATCTCTCTTGATTACGTGCAGCAATTATATTAAGTTTAGAAAATAATTCTATCTTTTCAGCAGGTGGTAGTTGCGTTATTCTTTTCATCTCAGCCACAACCGCGGCCATTCTTGCGACAGGATCAATTACAGTATCGTATGATTCATCTAGTAGATCGTTAAAAGTTTCAAATCCATATCGACGTAAATATTCTAAACTACCATGTGTGGCCATTAACATAAATGGTTGTCGACATGCAATAGGTCGCAATGTTTTTTCAGTTAGATGTAATCTATCATCATCAAACAATGTTTCCAACACAACCTCTATATTACTTGTAATATAATCCAATGAAGTATAGTCGGCGCTGGCTGTACTATCAAACGTATTTAAATCATAATATGATTCAAGGTTAGTGTGTATAGTCCATTTTTGATTATGATATGCATGATCTAGATAATGAACATTATCGTCAATGGGTGCGAATCGAATATTACAAAATTCTTTAATATTGTTTTCTAATAGCATTTCGGCAAATCGCAGTCGATATTCTCGTGTGCCTTGCCATGCTCTATTATAGATTAAAAAATCATATCTATCTTGTTTTTTTTGCAGCAATACACTATCATGTTTAGCATATCTAAACCAATCCTGTGCTATAATGGCATGGCTCCAATAATAAACGTCAACAAATCCATATTTCTTATATAAATCTAATTGTGTTGATCTTTGTTCGGAATGACATATTATCTTTTCGTTGGATGCTAGATAAAAATTAGGACAAGTCAAATTGCCGGTGGAAAATTCTGATACTGATTTTATATTTCGAGTAACACTCTCTTTAATATGATCATCTGATATTAGCGGTATTGAAGGATCTGTTAATTTTCCAAATAATGCAAAATCCAGTGGTTCCTGATCATGACATATTACCATATGAGAAAACATGTGTTTATTCCACGAATATTCACGTAATGGTAATAAATTTTCTAACTTTTTTAAACCATGTGGCCAAAAACGATAAATTATTATATTATCGTTAACGATGTCTTCTAAAAAATGATATAATCGATCTAAAGGAATACTCATGAATATAAGTAGTTATGATTAATCAAGATATTATTAAATATAAATTCTTCAAATTTTGGAATGAAGAATTTAAATATCTAAAGTATAGCAACGAAGATTTTAATGATATGGCAAAATTACAGTTATGGAAAGAACAAGGATATTCTAGCAAAGTAACTGGTGATATGTGTGATATGCGTGAGCAACAACCAAGTTGGAATTGTAAATTTATCGAGCATTATGCTACGCTAGGATGGAAAGATATTGGTACAAGTTACTATCGCATGTCCACCGGCACGGTGTTACCCACACATGGTGATCTTTATCTACGATATATTTCATTATTCAATCTTCAAGGTAAAGAACATACTATACGTAGAGCAGTGGTATTTTTAGAAGATTGGCAACCAGGACATTACTCTGAGCAAGTGGATAAACCATATGTAAATTGGCAAGCTGGTGACACAGTCGAATGGGCTTATGATACGTCACACATGGCTGCTAATCTTGGTCTTGCTCCGCGATATACATTACAACTCACCGGACATATTTAGGTGATATCATCATTTAATGAATGGGATCCGTTGCGAGAAGTGGTAGTAGGATCGGCAACTGGAGCAAATTGGCCAAGCACAGATCCAGTATTTGCAATGGAATATACCCGTACAAAATGGAAAGAAACTCCGGTACCATCTGGGCCTGTCCCACAATGGATAATCGATGAAGCTAATGAGGATTTAGATATACTAGCAGCAACATTACATAATCTTGGTATTATTGTTCATAGACCTAAAGAAATAGATTTTGTTAAAACAGCTGGTATGTATAATTATTGTCCACGAGATCGAATATTAGTTGCAGGATCAACTGTAGTAGATTGTGCAATGATGTATCCATGCAGAGATCAAGAGATACATGCGTTAGCAAACGTGGTTAATCGTGCAAAGACTGTGATAACCATGCCACGCGAACCTGGGCTGGTATTTGATGCAGCTAACGTATGTAGACTAGGAGATACATGGATATACCTCGAAAGTGCTAGTGGAAACCGCGCCGCATTATTTTGGCTACAGCAACATTTTCCTACAGTCAATATTGAACGATGTAATTTCTATGCCGGAGTACACGTATATTCAACTATTGTTCCGTTACGCGAAGGATTGGTAATGTTAAATGCAGCTCGGGTGACTGAAAAAAATTGCCCACGTGCGTTTGATGATTGGAACAAGATTTGGATTGATGATGTTTATGAGCAGGATTTTTATCAATATCCCTATGCAAGTAAATGGATAGCAATGAATGTTTTAGTTGTTGATCCACATACAGTCATTGTTGATAAACATCAGAAAAAAATAATAGATAAACTAACACAGTACAAATTTACCGTTATACCGTTGGAACTACGTCATAGTAGAACTCTGGGCGGTGGATTTCATTGTACCACGTTGGATATAGTACGAAATATATAATTACACTATTTCAATAATTTCGTATGCTGGGGTTTCATGACCATGTTCTGTACATTTTCCATTCCACCAACTCACGTATTCTTCTGCCGCCGCACGATCAATCCAAGTTCGTAATCCGTAGCGTTCTTTATAAGGATTAAAGAATTTAAACCTAGCCTGGTCCGAGCCAAAAATATCCGGCGCATATTCCTCTTTAATCCAATACTGGGTTGGGAGTTCATCAAAGTTAAGTGGAGGATCAATAATAAGAATACCGTCGGTTTTTCCCTCGGCTTTTAGAATTTCGATCTTCGCTAGACCTTCTGTTGTTAGTGGTGTAGGTCCATAACTTGGAAAAGTTACTAATATTTTAGTTTGAAACATGATTTCTCCTTATAATCTCTACTATTATTTATAATAGTTTTGAGCAATAGCCGCTTGACCATATTCTATATTTATGTTATACTTATACAACATTATTACTCAAGGATGTTAATATGCGTGGTAAAATTGGTTTTGCTTGCAAATGGTTAAATGATCCGTCCGAATGTGGCGGCATGAAGGTGAATGCTGTGGATCGTGACTTAAATGGGCGTAGTACCACCATGCGTTGGTTACGCGAGCATCCTGCCGAAGCTGAACAGCGCCAATGGGACATAATGAATCACAATGCCGCTGCGGCTGTGAAAATGATCGAACGTGTGGGTAGTTTAGCACCCGAGTTGCGTATGGTCAGGCTAGGTAGTGAAATGCTACAAGGCTATACCCAACAAGATTGGCAGGCCTGGTGGCAACGTAGAGAAATCCAAGATCATTTGGAACGTATATTTGCTCCGGTGGGCGAAACTGCACGACGATTGGGTGTGCGTATAAGTTTCCATCCTGGACAATTTTGTGTGCTGGCCAGTGTAAATGAAAACATTGTTGTTCGTAGTATAGAGGAGTTTGAATATCATGCAGATATGGCCCGGTGGATGGGATTTGGCAAAAGCTTCCAGGATTTTAAAATCAACGTACACATCTCAGGTAGGCAAGGCCCCGAAGGAATCCGACGTGCTTGGAACAAGCTCAGTGTTGAAGCCCGCAACTGTATCACCATCGAAAATGAAGAAATAACACATGGACTTGCTGATTGTCTTAGCCTTGCCGATATTGTACCTTGTGTTCTTGACATACATCATCACTTTATTAGAGAAGGGGAATATATACAACCTGACGATGCCCGGGTGCAACAAGTTATTGATAGTTGGCGTGGGCATCGTCCTACTATGCACTATTCCGTCAGTCGTGAAGATCTACTCACAGATCATCCTGCCGATATTCTTCCAGATCTGGGCGCTTTGCTCTTAGCTGGACATAAAAAACAAAAGTTAAGGGCGCATTCGGACTTTTATTGGAATACAGCAGTAAACACATGGGCCGGTGGTTTTTGTGATCAGTTCGATATCATGTGCGAAAGTAAATCGAAGAACTTAGGTGCCCAACAGTTGTATAACTTCTGGAAAAACAACAAAGACGCGGTGAGTATTGTTTCTTAATGGTTGACATCGAACGATTTATTTGCTATACTACTAACATATGAAAAAATCTACAAAACTTTGGATTGATCCACCGTCCGGTTGGAGATACGGTTTCCCTAAAACGTGGGACCAGACTGGTGATATGAATGAATGGTTACTTAGTGAAGGGTATCCACAACAAGAGATTGATGCGTGTGGAAACTTTTTTTATGTAAGACAATGGCTAGATGAAGCAGATACAAACACAAAGGAGATTAAAATGGCAAAGACTAAAACAGTAGTATCCAAGGTAAGTGACAAGTTAGCTAAGGTAAATGAAAATTTCAATGTTAACATGTATGACAATGGATTCATGTTGGAAGTAAGTGGTAAGGATGCTGACAACGAATACAAAACAGCAAAGATCATGGTGTCAACAAGTGAGCAATTGCTTGTATTGATTGCCGAAGTTGCTGAAATGGAACGTGATAGTTAAGCATGATACTAATTCACGAACGCGTCGAAGAACTTGCTAAACAAGCAGATGAATATCTGTTGGAAAAAGTTCAGGAGGAAAATCGCAGTTCCTGGGCGCAAGTTTTTGCCGAGTTGATTGTGAAAGAATGTTTGGAGGCTTGTAGCAGAGCAAATGAGATTAGACATTTGGTGCCACCTACACAACAGCAAGTGGTATTGAGTTGTATGGATGAGATTGAAAGAACATTTCGGAGGTGAAGAATGAGTGAAATGGTTATTATTGTCGCAGTCGTTGTTATTGTTGGTGTAAATGTTCTAACAACAGTATCAACAAGATTCCGCCGCTGGTTATATACGGAGTTGAAGAAT